GCATCGGAAAGCGCTTGCCTTGCAGCAATCATCGATTCTTGCTTGATCGCTTCATCACTCATGTCTGCTTGACGGATAGCTTTTTTATCATCAGCAAGCTTTGCTTCGATAGACCTTATTTTGTCTGCAAAGTTTGAATATGCCTTGCCTTTCTTTTCAAGGTTTTCTTTGTACCCTGCCAATTCTTTAGCCCACCATTTTTGTGATTCGGCAGCCATTTCTTGTTCATTGATTTTCTTAGCTGCAAACAATGCATTTAGATGGTTTTCATACTTCTTGTATTTTTTTTGCAGACGCTCAAATTCTTGCTGAACTTCAAATTTGCCGTGGATGTCTTGTTTGTTGTAGTATTCTCTCCACAAATCGTTCATCTTGAGAAGTGATTCTGCGACATCGTGGGTGTACTTACCCATTGCATCTCTATTTGCGCGAACTCGTTTCACAATCTCCATCTGCATGGTAGCTGTGATTTCGTTTTCTGCTGTGGACAGCTTCCTTAACTCTGTCAAAATTTCATTATATGATAATTTGGCTTTATCCCCTAGTCCAATATAAGACAAAGTTAGCGTATTAACTACTTCTTTTTGCTTCAGTGAAAGTGCTTCAACTTCTTTTGACCCTTTACCCATTTCTGCAAGAGTATCAATTATCCTATCTTTGAGGTTAGTAATTGATCCCCCGACAGATTGAAAAAGTGTTCCAATATCTAACCCCAGCTTACCAGCCATGCTGCCAATTACCGCAAAAAACTTTCCCCAATTGTTTAGACCTACCTGAATCCAATCGGATAGATTGCTGAAAAATTTCCCGGTAATGTCAGCTAAAAGAGATACGCTTTCCTTAGTAAGAACCCATACCCCCGCCCACACCTTAGCTCTTTCGCCTGCTTCACCATACTCATTATACAACCCTACTAATGAGCGAACTTTCTCGGCATGGGCCTCAGATGCGAATTCCTTAACAACCTCGTTATTGTGCTCGTATGCGTCAATTGATAATTCTATCTTTGATGCCAGCTCAGGATGAGCTTTAATAAGGCGGTTAAGGGTAGCGATGTAGGCATCATTTGCACTTTTCGCTAAGTCAATGTCGTCTTTCAGTTTAATTGCTTTTTCGCCTGTAGAAACCAAGCCGCCCTGGTACGCTTCCAGAGAGTCCACAAGTTGCATATTCTTGACTGCGGCTTTTTCTGCTTCTTTAATACTATTCGCTAGTGCTGCTCGATATGCGAGGATCGCTGTAGCTACCACACCGAGAGCGATTGTGACAAGGTTCAAGCTCTTTAAGAATGTTTTTAGATATGAACCGACTGTAGCAAACGCACCGGCCAGTCCGGTTTTTCCTGTCATTGTGGTTGCAAGCCCACGAAACGTCATAACAATTGCTTCTATTGCTGTCATTTTCATCATAACAGCAAGGAACGCCTTTCCGGCCATTGTCGCAAATTTAAAAGCCCCTGCAATCGCGCCAAGTTGAACAATCACTTTACCTACGACAGACCCGGCAAAGGATTCGAGAACCCCCAGCATCTCTCGAACTGCGTCAAGAAACACTCGAATGCCATTTGCCGCACCTGCTTCGCCAAAGGCAACAGCAACATTTCCAGCCCTGTCAACAAGGTTTTTCAGTTTAACGGCAAGCCCCTCTGCTTGCTTTGCCGCCATTTCTTCCGCTGTGCCGATCTCGTAAACCTTGCTCAAAGCATCGGTGTACTTTCCAGACACAAACGCTTTTACAACAACTGCTGCTGCTTGTGCCCCTCTTAATCCAAACAAGCTGAACGCTTTTGACATATCTACAGTTTTAGTTTCTGTGTCATAGAGAATAGATGCCAACGATTTCAGCGTCCCACCCCACCCCACCATGCTTGGGTTGATATCGTCCAGTGTCAGGCCAACTGATGCCAGTGTAGCGCTGAGTTTTTCACTCGGCTTGAGAACCTTGCTGAGGACTTGCCGCAAGCCCGTTCCGATTGTGGACGCTCGAAGCCCACTATTCGCCAAGTTCATCATTGTTGCCGCAACTTCTTCAATAGACAGCCCCGCTTGTGCGGCAGTTGCGCCAACATAATTAAACGATGTTCTGAGCTTGTCAATCGTGAGCTTGGACTTATTGACAGCATTCGCCATTGTGTCTACGATTCGGCCAGAATCAGAAGCTGCGATATCGAACGCACGAATGGCAGTGCTCACCAAATCGGTTGATGTTTTCATTTCTGACATCGTGCCTGTTGCGAGAAGGGCCGTATCCCGCATGGCTGTCATGGACTCACCTGCTGTCAAACCCGCTTGCCCCAACAGCGTCATTCCATCAGCTGCTTCAGATGTCGAGAACTTGGTGTCTCTAGCAACAGTTTTAATAGTTGCGCCCATTGCTGCCACTTCAAAACCCGTTGCACTGGTAATAGCTTGCAGGTTTTTTAGGCCCTGATCGTAATCAATGATTGATTGAACGCCGGATTTCATCGCGTTGATGACGGAATAAATGGCGGTTGCGGCTATCCCATAGGAGACCGTTACCTTGAAAGCACCCATGAGACGTTTGTACGCGCCGTCAACGGAGCCGATCTGTTTGCCCATGAAGGTAAGGTTGCCAGATAACTTTTTCGATGTGGCCCCTGCGGTATTCATCCCAGCGTCTGCCTTTTTTGAGCTAACGCCGACTCTGACAAACTCACCGTTGACAATTTTCAATTTACCAGCAAGTATTTGAGAATTGAGCTTTATGCGATTGACCGATTTCGCGAATTTGTCACCGCTTTTACCAGCAACATTCATCCGTTGCGCTGTTTGCTGTACCGCTTTTTCAACTTTATATAGATTTGCTTCAACAGATTTTAATGCAGCGCCAGTTTTTCCAGTGGCAAGGGTTGCAAGTGCTTCTCTGAATTTTAACGATTCATCACGGGCCTTGTTCATGACTTGCTGGAAACTGGTAAATTCGCTCTCTAAGCCCTTTATTGACTTATCAGCAGCCCCCGCTGATTTACCCATAGCGTCCAGCGACTTGTTCAATCCTTTTACGATTGTTTCAAGCTGATTGAGGGCATTTTTCATCGAATCAGAAATTTCCCCCTTAAACAAAACGCCTAACGTTAATTCTTTACCATTGGCCATGATTACCTCTTATCAACCGTTTTTTTGCCACCCAACGGTGCATCATTTGAATCCCAAAACTTGTGCCGTTCCATCATCTTTCTTGTCAGCTCTTTCCTTTCTTCATCTGATAGATGATTGTATGAATCCGGGTCCCCTGAGACACACTTTCCGTGCCCTTGATTTACCTGGGATACTTTCTCTGGTACGTCAATTTTAATTCCATGAAAAGCCGCTTCCATTTTCAACCTGTCAACTAAACGCTTTTCAGAGTGCTCGTATAGCACCAGCAATTGCCCGAACGTTACACCACCGTCTCGATAGGACTTTCGGTAGAAGTCATCGAGCCGGTATCCGTATCGTTCGCAAACTGTGGTAACGGCCTCTCCGGTTGAAACAATCCCATCAGTTTCGTTGAGAGGCTTTTGAAGTTTTTTGAGACTGACCCGTAATTCACATCAAACAATATTTCAGCAATCTCAATCGCCTGGGAATTGCTCAACTCATCCAAGATTGTTTCTTTTTCATCGGATACCATCTCCAAAATCTTACCGATGTTTTCATGGATAACTTTGACGATAAACGATACCGACAGGTTGGACGCACCTTCTTCGTCAACCTGCTCTGTAATCGCTTTGATAATCAAATCCGTCATTTTCAACTGGTCGCCCATAGACAACGGGTAAATGGTAATTTTCCTCAAACTGCGGACGCCAATTTCGACATCCGTAATTTGAGGATTCAACTTCTCTTGTTCTTCCGGCATGGTCTTATCTCCTTAAATTCGTACCCAGCCCAACGCCGGGCATGATTAGTTTAATGGTTTACGCCCATTGGATACGGCCAAGGGGCTTATCATCCCAAATGGCGTTTCCACCGGATACGTCACTGGACGCATTCTTGCTTTCGAAAGTCACAGTCACAGCAGCATTGTCCTCAGCGGAAAAGTCCATATCTGTGTTTGCCGAAACCTGCGCCCTCGGGAAGATGAACGTCATGGTGCTGGTCCTGTCCGGGTAGGTGTAAACACCTTCAACACGCAGATAATCCGGTGCAGAACGTCCACCTAGCGCAATTTCACCTGAATGAGCATCCGGGTAACTAGATCCTGGATCTATTCCCTGTGCCAGGGCGACGTTGTAAGGTGTGATTTCTTTGAAGGCGCATTCAAGAGCAGCACCTTCACGAATTGGGGCAGTATAATCCTCAATCAGCGGATACCCGGATTCAAGTTTGAACCAATCCGTATTTCCGATGAACTTTGTGTGTGCCAGCGCACCGATAGAATCACTGGAAGTCAGTGCGGCATTGGGGTCTGCAATGTGGGTGGCGGAAACACCCGTCCTGATCTGCATTAGACCAATGGCAATTGTTGATGTATCTTTGGTTACAGGGCCGCTTCTTGCCATAATAAAAATCTCCTTTTTAATTTAATTACGCTACGTTAGCCGGATATTCAGCAGCGCTGATTGTTTCAATAGGCCGAGCCCGTTGATTGTGGTTCATAATGTTTTCGTAAAATTGTTTATGGTAATTTCTATTGTTGTTTGCTCTTGAATTACAGCTTTTGCACGCCCTTCAGCCCTTTATTCCAAGGGATATTGCCTTTCTTATGGGCCATAGTTGCACCATTACTGTTTAGTGTTCGGCACAGTGCGATTGAATATCTGGGTTTGAATTTTATTCAGCGGGTAGCTGATTGAGAAACTTCGGCAAGGCCGATTGTGGTAGGTCCCTAATCAAAGGGAAAGTAATTCAAGATGTTCATATGACCGCATGATCTGCGTAAGCACTTTATTTTCAAGTTGCCGTGGATGGTTAAGTCCACAGGGGGATTCCCGGGGTCGTTCGGGTTCCGCCCGAAAACAAAGTGGTATAAGCCGTTCTCCTGTCGCTCAATTAATTTCTTCCCACATTTTTCGCATAGTATGAATTTCCTTTCTTGCATAGTTACACCTTCGATGAGAATCTGAGTTTCACGGTTAAAATTTTAAACTTCGTTCCGTCTTCCGCTTCAAACTGCTGGCTTTCCATAACATCTTGCACAAGCATGCTGCCTATCAGTGTCCACGCACCCGTGGCCCGACTTCGATAAAATGGAATTGCAGCCATGCCGTCGGTCATGGTATTATCTGTCATGTGTGCGTAAACCTTGTCCCGCAGTTGAGCTAGCTTGAATCCTTCACTATCTTTTCTTGTACAGCAGTATATTTCAAGAATGTGGGTGGACATTTCGCTCAAAAACAGACTACCAAAATTAATGGACGCCCAACGATCAACTGTATGCCCTTGCACATTTGGGGTGCTGAGGTATTTGTCGAACGTGAGATGAACACCATCGGTTTTGTAGAGGTTTTCGATGAAAAAGCGTTTTATGCTGTCACGCAAATTGCTTTCCTTTGCACTATCATCAAGACTCATTTTCGGTACTCCTATAAATACCAAGATTCACGCTTGTTATTTGGCCATCAATACGACTTATTCTAACTTCATCCGTTTTTGTTTTCGTATCTTCCTCAAACCGTTTTAGTTCCCTGAAAATCAAATCAGAGACCCATCTCGCTTTTTCTGTAATGCTTATGTGGTCCATTACATCCTCTTTATTTCTTCTGAAATGGCATCAAGGTTTTTGAAAAATACATCTCTGAAAAATGTTGCAGCCTTTTCAAGTTCTGGCTTTTCATCACTATTAAATTTAATTTCAGAGTGTTCCATGGCGTCCAAAATCATACCTATTTCATTGGCGCTCATGTCGAAGGTAACGTGGATGTCTTTCGGTTCTATATTAAGTATTTTCATCGCCAATCCGCCTCTATCCGCTTTAGCATTTCATCGCCTCGTTTTTGCCAGCCGTCTTTTTCGTATTCTTTCATAGTTGGCTCAAACACGGGTCTTCGGTTTTCTTCCACCCTGCCGTACATTTCAATTGGCTTTGCATCACCTTTAGGCCCCAATTTTCCCTTTCCGTACCATGACTTCCCACCTGAATCCATAGCCCCAGGTCGCACGCCACCAATGTACCCTTCCCCGAATCTATATGATCCCAGGCTTTTTACCAGATCCCCACGAAGCTTCCACGGGGATGGGTATCCATGCCAACCATATTCATATTTCCAATTTCGATATCTTTTTGAGTATGCAGGTGTCGGCCGTGTGCGTTTATTGATGTTCGCCATTACAAGCTGACAATAATCCGTGGCGCATTTCCACTGCATCGTATCTAGCCCTTGAACCTTCACTGTGGTTTCAATTCGCTTTATGGCGTTCAC